GGGTGAGGGAAGTTTTCCAGGCAGCCCAGTCTGAGCGACACCATTCCAACAAGCGTTTTATCAATGGATGAAATGCCAGAGAAGGCCTCTTTCTAATGAGAAAGAGGCCCAGCTCGTAGCACAACGCATTGAAGATGGCCTGGTCTGTCATCCTTCCTGATAGACGCTGATGAAGATGGAGCCAGTCTTCAGCAGCGGTATCACGTAATCACGGAGGTGGGCATTGTGCATGCGCACGCATCCATGCGTGGCCAGAAGGGACTGCATTGGCGCCCAGGCACCAGGCCAGCCATTGCCGCTACCACCGCCGTGCAGCATGATTCCTGCTCGCCCTACGCCAGTCTCCTGGCCTTCTAGATCAATCATGTCCAGGCTGTACCAGCCATAGGCCATGAGAGTGCGATCATATGCAGGCTTATCGCCATTGATTTCATAATCACGGTAGACAGTGCCTAGTTTGTAAAGGCCAGGCGGCGTATCAGTGTTACGCAGTTTCCATTCGTAATCACTGCCTTGCCCGCGTGCCAGGGCAGGAAGCTCCCACAGGGCCTTCCCGTCATGATTAAAGCACTTGGCAGTTTCTACGGCATCATTGACGACAATGTGATGGTCGCCTTTCTTGAAGCCAAAGTCTTTAGGGGATTTCTTGGGGCCGATCATAGGAAGAGAGCGCGATGATTCAGGAGCATATTCCTTCATCAGACGCGACAATTTTACGGGGTATTCGGGATCAGTAGCATACGCCTGTTCTTTAAGCATGCGAGCTGCTGCATATCGATTGGGCGCATGATTGACGCCCTTAAATTGCCGATAATCTTTATACCATCGCGTTACAAGGTATTCAATGCATGCGGCAAGACTCGGAAAGTCAATGAAGCCCGCTTTGATTGTCACCCATTGCCCGTCATACCATTCCTGAGTGGTGGTAGTAGTGCCACTGCCCTTTAGTCCAAGGTAGTTATGGGTGCCAGAGACGTGACCCCCGAATCCACTCTCAAGGCAACACTGAGCCGCCACGAGTTCAGGATATCGAGCGCCACATCTACGGGCAATCTGGAAGCATTCGTTCCAGAATGCCCGATTAGTGGGCCACATGACCTCAGCCCTTCACGCGGAAGATTGCCTTCAGGCCTGTCATCACAAGCTGAAGGACGTTATTGCTTCTGTAGGGAGTCTTCTCAATAATTTGGTCTGCAGCGGCAACGATGATGCCACCAACCACGAACCACTCAATACCAGACATGGCGATTCTCCAAGGAGGTTTACTATCAGCTTAGCGTCGAATCTCCAGGCTCCTCACTCGCGCCTCTAGCTCTTGCACGTTTTCAGTGAGTTTGTCGAGGTTCTTTGTTATTCCTTCTACTTGCGTAGTGATGCGCATTTGTTGATTGCCCACTGTAATCAACATGCCACCAGATGCCAAAAGCATGCCAGCAGTGACCGCAGCTACAAAGTTAGCCAGTCCTTCTTTCACAGCTTGCTTTACAGCCTTTTTCTTCATTATAACAACATGTCATTGAGAATTTCTGGGCGATAGATTAAGGGCAGCCAATTGAAGATGAGCGTCATGTTTGTGGCGTTTGAGCCTGATGATTACATCACTGGACTCATTGAATTGCGCAAGTCGGATGCCACACGACGCTTTCGTAAATCTATCTTCGATGACTATCCCCTGCGTGGCCCCTTAGGCCAAGCTGCCTGCGCTTATTGCGGACGGTGGAATGAGAAGCTTACCATTGACCACATTGTTCCCAAGAGCAAGGGCGGGCCGCCTTTTGCACGTTGGAACATGGTGCCAGCATGCAAGCACTGCAACCTAACGAAAACTGATTTGCCAGTGTTTGAATGGTGGCGTCCCGCGCATCAGTGGAGCCAACAACGGGAGGAAATCCTCATGGCATGGACCTATGCCAATAGCTTCATCGATGCGCACACCGATAGTGCCGAATATTGGAAGTTTCTGGCGGAGAAGCGAGTGGTGCAACAGGGGGTATCGCGTCGCATAAAAAAAGGGCCATTTTGTGGCCCTTTTTCTTTAGAGGATTTAGGAGATTCTGGCTGGACTGTTGCTTGGTCGTAGCAGTTGTATTTTTCGCTCTTCGACAAGATGAGCGGAACTTACGCAGGAGACGAGGCCAAGCTCGGGATAGGACACTTCGTATACCTCTTGATTGTGACAGTCCACGTAGAGGCGCACCTGTGCATCATTAATTGATGTCATTGATAGCGGCCAGTGCTTTGTCTATGTTGACGAGCTGCTTTTGTGGCCATTCGCGGGTGAAGCTAATTCCTCGCTTCAAGTCGCGCAAAAGAGCCTCTGCGCCACAGTCTTCTCCATCGTCACAGAGATACTCGTCAATGCTGTCCAGGAGCCGCTCATAGCGGCTCTCTGCGTATTGCTTTTTCCAAGCATCGTCAAAGCCTGGAGGCCTGCCTTCAATTGTCATTGGAAGTGCGTGGATAGCGGAGGTCAAGACGAACGGCGTCGTCAAGGAGATCATTGGCGGCGGCCATGACCGCATCAAGTTTAGTGAGCCTATCCAAATGCCAAGCAGCCTTCTTAAGACTATCTTTTCCTTTGTGGCGTTCGCGCCAAACGTATTTGGCGATATTGCCCTTGAGGTAGCCGCGAAACTCTTCCAGGGTGAGCTGAGCCTCGATAGCCTCAATACATTCGATGCTGCCTTTTCCCGCATAATGCGGGGGGTGGTTCACCATGTCAAAAGCTGTGTCCATTGGCTTTGAAGGATGCAAAGGATTCCGCCACGATAGGCTCAACCAGCTCGGCCATACAGTCGGCATAGGCACGAATTTCCCATTGCGCATCTACTGGCTGTCGCAGGCTTAGGAAATGCAGCAGGGCCTGCAGGCTGCACGTCCAGACAAAGGAGGTGTAATGGCACGTCGGCAGGATGCCTCGTGCCTGTTCTTTGCTTACGCCTACTGCCAGCAGCGTGGAATAGGCCTCTCGCACCGCCTGCAAAGCCTCTGCATATTTCAGCTTGGCCACACGGGCACTGTCTGCATCGAGCGGGCCTGCAGAGGCTTGCTTGCTGCTCTCGCTTTGCTTATGGAATTCCGATGGGAAATAAAATTCTTCGCTGTCGGCAGCGCAATAGCGAAAGCTCTTCTCGTTCCATCCCAGTTGATCGTTGGCATATGTGCCGCCAATCACATGCTTCCACCATTGTCTTGCAACAAATAGCGGGGCTTTTACTTGCCACTTGAAGACAACGCCACGGAATGGGCTGGTGTGGCGATGGGCAACAAGGTAATTGAGAAGCTTTTTTTCCCTTGGACCGAAGTCTGGCGTCTCAAGATCAAAGCTTTGCCTGGCATCACAAACGATGTCAATGTCACTCCCCATCCAGTCGAGAAGCCGAACAGAGCTAATACCGTCACTGAGGGGATCATGCACTTTGAAGGTCTTGGAGGGGAGGGAGATCATTGTTCAGGGATTAGAGGGGATGTTGCGCATGTCTATCATTGCCTGAGCAGTTGTCCAGGCAGAGGCAACAGCCAGGCTCATTGCTTCCTTCATTGCATCACTGTTCTCCTGTTGAAGGACAAGGGGCATAAGAGAATGAAGCGCCATTGCAGCGAACAAATCGCGAGGCGTAATTTGATCAGTCATTGTTCGTGGCGGAGTCGCGAAAGAGCTGTGTAACCAATGCGGGAAGGATGTTGTTCACCCTCATCCCATACCACTTGCGCTCGCGGGATGGAGCGTCCCATTGAGTCTTGTTTGGTTTCAAGGGCCAATATTTGCCCCCTGAATCCTGAGTCAATCCATCCATCTGCAGTGAGCGATAAAAGAACCACTCGTTGTCCTGTCTTGAACTGCTCATGGTGATGGACTTTCATCGAGTGACGGAAAGACACCCTAGGTAAAAGCGTAATTTTTTGTTCGGCAGTTTCGCCAGATTCCACGGTGCAAACAAAAGTCTTTCGCCTGTCGCGCAGGGTTACGCTAGAAGAAAACGAGAGGATCATGAAATACAGTTTGCCTGTAATCCTGGATTACGATGGGAGGAAAAGAATTGCAGCCATGGGACCATTTGAGCGCAGTATGGAGCGGGAATTTTCATTGGCTGTCAACAAGAAAGCCATTGACGAATGCACCGATCTCAAGCAGCTCAAAGAAGTGGCGACCAATTTGCTCGTTGGTTGGAGCAATATGCAAGGCGCCGTAGGCGAACTAATCAAAGAAAACATGAACCTGCGTTATGCCATTGGCTTGCGCGAGGCAGACTTGCGAGCGGCAGAAGAACTGATAAATCAGTCAGCTAGCCTGTTGGAGAGGCAAGCTGCTGATCAAGCCAGCAAGCCCTCCCAATCTTCTCAATCCATTCGGCGCTGGTGGTCGTGGTAGACGTGAGCAAATAGACCTTCCAGCCACTCATCATGGCCAGGTTATATTTACGTGCATCACGGTCGTAACCACTGCCAGAAACATGACGGCCTCGCATGTAAGTGCCGCCTTGAATTTCAATGAGAGAACGGGAGGCCTCGTGAGCGAAATCAGCTCTGTAACGCCTTGATCGCTTACTTTTGGCGTAGCGCTCTTGAAAATCTTCTTCCCACATCGGCACATCACTGAACTCACGGACAAGAGTTAGCTGTGGCCAGTGAAGCTTCCACTCATCGTGGAACTTATCTTCAAGAGCGCTCACAAGATCATACTTTTGCAGCAGTTACGCTAGCGCCTTGATCTTGATACTTACCCTCATAAGGCTTGGCTACTTCACCACAGCGGAATAGCACCACCTGTGCAATGCCTTCGTTGGCGTACACGCGGATGTATTTTGATGTGGGATTGATAAGGCTCATTGTGAGATGGCCACACCAGCCAGGTTCGATGGGGGTGATGTTGGTAATCAGCCCAGTGCGTGCATAAGTGCTTTTGCCCCAGCACAGGCCCATCACATGGTTAGGCATGGAGAAGCGTTCTGAGCTGACGCCAAGCCCATGACAGCCAGGGGGGATGACAAAGAAATGGCCACTGGAGCTGCTCTGGAGCGGAACTGGGCGACCCTCAGGGGCCGCTTTCACGTCAAATTCCATTGCCTCGCGGCCATAAACGACGAAAGACGATGGCGATAGTCGAATGTCATAGCCGCTTTGGCTAAGGCCAAAGCTCAGTGCGGGTTGGCCGTTGTCAAGCGTTTTAGTCTTCTCGCCCACATAGGGCATGAAGATGTCGTTTTCAGCAAGCTTGCTGATTTCAATGTCGTTGAGAAGCATGGTTAAGGGGCGCTTTAGGCGCCCCCAGAAACGTCAGAACAGAATGACAGATCAAAACAGATCGTCAGAGGCTTTCTTGCTGGAGCCACCACCAGCGCGACCAGAGTTGTCCCACATGGACGCATAGCCCTTGGCTCCGTCCATCTTGCCCTTCACCTGCACTTGGCCGGTGAAGCCAGGCTGAGAGTCGTTGGTTTTGCGGTCGTTGGTCCACAGGGAAGCCTGCAGGCTGTACATGCCACGATCATTCGGTCCTGCCTCCTTGGCCTCACGGAACACGTCAGCAGGGATGTCGATGGCGACTTTGTAGAGAGGCTGGGTAGCCATGGAAAGAAAATGGATAACGGAACAAGAGTAGCGACTATGGCAGGGAGATCAAGCCCCTCTATCCATAGAAATTATGAAGGGCCGACCACCTGGATAGTGATCGAAAAAGAACTGTTGAGTCTTCTGCACCATCACACCAGCTTGCGCTACAAGCTCGCTGGAATCGAGGCTCACAATTTGAGCCTCTTGCCCTTTTCCAGTGTCTGGATCGTAGATGGCTATTGCGCAATGTGCCTCCTCGATTTCGATGGAATACATCTGTTCGATGGCTTGTACATAGGCTCCAAGCTGCATCCGATAGTCGGAGAGCTGGGCATCAGGCTTTTGCCTGTAGCTAGTCTTCCAATCGAGCAACCCATAGGCGCCGCTCTTCATGGTTGCCAGCATGTCGAATGTACCTGAGTAGCCAATCTCTCTGGCAGGGCAGTACCAGGCAATGGCGCTCTCTACGAGCTGGGGCTCACCAATGGTATCCAGGAAGTCCTGAATGGATGTGTAGTAGGGCACATATTGAGGAGAATGATTGAAATGTTCCTCAATGTCTTCCCCATTGAACAAATCCTCCAATACTCCATGAAGCCAATTACCACGCTCTACAGCATTGCGAGTGCGGTGGTTTGCCTCAGCATCCCCCACTTTCTTCCGCCAGTTAACCAGTGCCATCGTTTTGCCAACTGGAGCAGTGGCAGAAGCGACTGTAGTGACAGAAGGGAGCACCATCCCAGTAGGCGTATTGGGAAAATCATCAAGAACGTAAAAGCGTTTCTTGTTAATTTGCAACCTGTTTGGTTCAAAGCGGGGGAGCTTCATTGACGGTCAGTTGTTTTTCTTGCAGTAAGAGCCAGTCGGGAAATAACCTGGCGGACACCCCACGCCTTCTCTCATAATGACTGGCCCGGTTGTCTTGAGGGGCATGCAGTAATTTGTGGATTGATAGTAGCCCAAAGGGCAGCCATCAATGCGAGGCACTGGCTGCGCAAGCTGCGCAAAGAAGAATGCTTCAATCATTTTTCGTTCACATCCCAGAAATATTCGCAGCCTTCATCCGTGAATGGCGGGGCCGCAAATTGTGATTGATACCGATCTGGAGGCGCAATGTAGCGCCAGCAGTTTTCCTTGACAGGACAATCATCTCCTGTACACATTGCAATGTCAGGCATGAGGTGGCGATTAATAAACGGCACAAGAAAAGTAAGGTCAAGTAGACCAGACTTAATGACAGATGCAAGCAATGCAGCCACACGTTTCGGGCTGTCAATAGGGTCTTCTGGAAAGCTCCAATAAGCTTCATTCGCCTTCTCCCACCATGGTTGAGAAGACGTTGTATCTGTCGTCTTCTTTGTCATCGAGGCGCTTAACTGCTTTGATAAGGGATTGCTTGTACTCGTCAACATAATCTTCAAATGATTGAATGATGCTGGTTTGACAGAGGCCAGTCGCCATTAAATAACAGGCAAACTCTCGTACCACTTCATCGCAAAATACGCAATGGTTATTAAAAGTAACTTCTGTTTTGGCTTCGTTATTGAAAACGTAATGCCAAGTGTGCTGGCCAAATTCATTCAGTGATGTCATGGCAGGAGGCGGCTTGCGATGAAGATGAGGATGAAGCTGGCCATAAGTGCAACTGCGCTAACAACCAGAAATACACCAAGCGGGTCATGTTGGAAATAGTCCGGGAGGAAGGAGAGTAATGGGCTGATCATCGAAGTCAGTACAAATAATCCCAGCGAAGGCGGCCGCTAGGGCCGCCGCCGCTAGATCTACTTTTTTGCCTCCACGAATGCCTTCACTGCATCGATGGCACCCTGAGCATCCACTGCACTACCGCGAATGCTGTCGAGTTCTTTGGTCATGGCAGCCTTGGTAATTTTGATGCCACTGTCCTTTGTCCAAGAGGACACAAGGGTGGTAATCACATTGCCAAAGTCGCCAATCGTTTTCACATTGGCTCCAGTGGTAAGGCCAACAGTGTCGAGGGCATTTTTGACTGCCATCTGACAGGCCCTTACATCGGCAAGTCCAAGAGGATTGGCCTCGCAGAATTCAACGAGGGCTTGTTTGCCATCGAGAGCAGTAGCCCACGCTTCTTCAAGATGAGCATTGCTTCCATCAGCAGGCGCTTGCCGCGCCGCTGGTGCCGCATCTTGCCTCGGAGCATTCTGTTGAAGCGGGGGCCTGGGCGATCCTTTTTGGTCATCTTCTTTAGGAATGTCTTCGCCCGCATAAAGGCGCAGTCCAAGGCCAGTGAAGGTGGCAATGCATTTCACTGCAGCACGCTGGCAGTTGTCGCTGATGGCGCGACCATCAAGCTCTTTAATGGCATTGTGCTTCCTGTCCATAACGGGAAAGATGAGTGCCACGGTGCGCCTCACGCCATCGGTGAGATAGGGGCGGAGGTAGTAGTATCCAGGCCCGCCAAAGACCACTTCACCTACTGTCTTCTCTTCAAAGGCGACGAAGAGGGCAGGAAAGTGCTCCTTGAGATAGCGGTAGGCAAAGGGCCAGGAAAGGTAGGACAGCCCTTTGTAATCTTTCTCAATATGTGAGCCAATGTCAGGAGTGTCATACGCGGCCTTGAAGGCTTCGGCGGTGATCTCCAGGGAGGGGAAGATGCCGTTGTAACGGTCCATCATTGCTTGTTGAGCGGGATTAGGAGACATGGCTGAAGGGTCGTAAACAATAAAAGAGTGTTTCATAGCCGAGAGAGAAGGCCACTGGCAAAGCGCTTCTTCGTTTCTTCGTTGGAGTCATAGAAGACAACGAGATACTTGCCTGGGTTTTCCGCATCGCCAATGATGATACTTTCACCAGGCAGCGGCCAGTCATTTACGACGCGGATGTCGGTGATGATTTCATGCGAGTGTTCGTCGTAACAGTCGTCATAAATGACGCTTTCACAGTACAAACGCACATCACAGTCGTCATTTTCAACGAGAAAATGAATGAGGTGGTCTCTAAGTTCAGAGGCTTTCATCAGGGAATAGTGTTTCTGGGTTTACAGGCTCTTGGGTGTGGTCGAAACACTCTTCCCATGCGCTATCTGCGAGGGTGGCGTTTCCTTCCCAAATTGGAGTGGAGCGAATGAGGCGCTCCAAGGTCTCACTGTTGCTCTTTCTTGCTCCGTGGGCAATTTCTCCCAGGTGAGAAAAGGCGGTATCTGTGAGACATACGTGACGGCGGCGCTTTGGTTCGCCATGAACATTTGCCATGAATTAGCGGCGACAGCGGGGAAGACTTGTGAACAAGATGCCGATGCAAAATGCTGCAACGAAGACCAGGATGTTCTCCATCGGAGGTGGCAACTCGGCACACCTTACACACCTCTTTTGGGGGGTGCAACCGCCCAAACTTTAAGAGACTATTGAGACCGCCTCTGATTCTTAAAGCAATATTAAAACCCGCTCGGGATGTGGCAGGCGCTGATTTTCTTGCTACAACAACTCAATCTCCACATCTCCCATGGCGTTTGACATCCTTGACCACATAGGCAAGCTGGAACCCGCAAAGGAAGCTGGTAAATATGTATGCCCTGCCTGCCAAGGCACCAATTTTAGTTTCAATAAAGCCGACGGTTCGTACAACTGCTGGAACGATCCATCTGCAAAACATCGCGCTGAAATTCGTCAAATACTGGCGCCCATGGACCGCTGGGAGCGGCCCGCTCGTCAGGATGGGCGTTATATCTTTCCCTACGAGAACCTTGATGGCAACAGGGTTCTGGAGGTAGTGCGTAGCGATAGCAATGGCAAAAAGCAAATCTTTCAGGAATATCCAGGCGTGTCTAATGACACGCCGCAGCGCAAAAAGGTTATTGACGCCTTGCGCGGCGAAATTCTTCCCTATCGCTATAAAGAAGCAGTAGAAGCTTCAAAGGCTACACAGCATCCAATTTTCGTTGTCGAAGGTGAACTTTGCTGCGACAAGTTGTGGGAGATTGGTTTACCATCTGTCACATTTCTTGGCGGTAGCAAACAATATCGTTCTAACGGGGACTACTCCAAGCTCTTCCGCAACCAGCGTCTCGTCTTGTGTCCAGACCGAGACGAGCCAGGTGTTGCGCTTATGCGGGAGGTTGCAGCAGATAATCCTGGTGCGCAATGGCTTTATGCAGACCCTAAATCATTTGAATGGGAGGCCCTGCCCCAGAACAACGGTTATGACCTCGCAGACTGGATAGACGAAGGCGCGTCGCAAGATCTGATCATTAATTCCATTGTTTCCAAGGATCGCCACGAGGGACAGGATGGCCTGCCCTCCTACGAAGAGATCATTGGAGCCTTGGAAACCATGGTCGGGCTCTATGGCAACGATGCTCGCGTGCTGTTTGAAGCACGTCAGTGGATGACCAATCACGGTCTCAAGATTGCCACCACCGAGCTGGACAAGCTCATCGCCGAAGCCAGAACAAGGGTGGACGGAAAGGAAGAAATTGAAGTCCTAGACGCCAAGGCCATCGCCTTGTCCAACGACGTGCGCCGCTGGACCATTGCTGGCATCCTGCCTGAAAGCAGCGTGATGCTGCTGGCCGCTGCTCCAGGCAACGGCAAATCTACATTGGTTTACAACTGGGCGATGAACATCGCCCTTGGCTCGGCTTGGAGCGGCAGGCGTTGCCTTCAAGGCAAAAGCCTGATCATCCAATGTGATGAGCCTGTGGTGGATGCTGCAGAAAAGATGCAGGTGATCGGCTATGACCGCCCCGATCTCCCCGAAGATGCCATTGGCTTTGTTGAACGCTGGCGCTTCTCCAACATTGGCTGGCTCGCAGATCGCATTAAGCGTGAGCGCCCTCGTTTTGTTGCCATTGACAGCCTTACTGCCTGTCTGGCTGGCATGGAAGTTGATCTGATTAGGAGCGATGCTGGCAACGTCATTTACGAACTGCGGGACATTGCCAACACTTATGGTTGCTCCATCGTCATTCTCCACCACCTCAACAAGACTGGTGGCATTCGCGATAGTTCTAGCTTTGAAGCCAATGTTTCGGAGGTAGTGAAGCTCTATCGGCCAGAAAATAACCCTACGCCCAATGAATTCCTGCTGGAGTGGACCAAGAGCCGCTCTGGCCTAAGTGGCAAACACTTCCTCGTCCGAGAGCCTGACACTTATGGCTGGTTTTACAAGGGACCAGTGGACGGCGACCCTGATGGTCTGATGCGCGTGGCCAATATGGTCAACAATCGTGGCAACGAACGCTTTAGTCCCAGTCAAGTCAGCATCATGCTTGGCCTGAGCAGCACTGGCTCGGCGCGTCGCCTGCTGGAGCAGGCTCGCCGCCAGGGCCTTTTAGATTCTTCTTGGCAACTCGGCCCTACTGGCGAGCGCGACCGTCTTTACCAAAGCTGGAATTATCAGGAGCAAGAGCCCGAAGACGTTGTCCCAAATGAAGTTCTAAGTTCCGCCAAATTAGAAGATACATTAGAAGAGCCCGCCCCATCAGGGGCGGACGACGACATCTGGTTCTAGCTGGCGCAAAGAGAGGGAGACTTCGTAAGGCGTCTCCCCGCCCGCCCGACGCTACGAGGCGGGCTTTTTTAATGCTACTCAATATTGGGGTGATGCCACTCACAATAGGGATACTATCGAGATTCTCAATAAACGACGTTTATCAAGAATTCGACTAATATAATAATTATTAAGTTAAGGGCTCGGCCCAGCATTTGCAATGGTTTTCGAGCACAATCCTGCCCTTGCAGCCCTGCACTGCCACGTCACTGGTAAGCAGCCCGAGCCTTCTCCCATCGAGGAGATCGTGACAAAGGAGACCGAGGAGCGGCAGGAGATGGAGGAGATTGTGAAGGAAATCCAGGAAGACACACGCATCAAACGCCCGCGCCGCAAGGGATTTGGAAGTTAATTGGAAGGGGCTTGGCACGTCGTGGTAGACTGGTCACGGAAAGTCCCGAGCGCATCCTGTTCCAGGGTCGTTCAGGGCAAACCAGCCTTCAGGCATTGCCCTCCAGCACCAGCGACGCCCCCAAAGGGCGGAGCGGAATTCAGCTCTCGGGCAAAAGGATCCTTCAATCACCATGAAGGTATTTAACATTGCGAAAGAAAAATACTCCGCAATGATCTATCCTCCTCAGCCTGTTGAGCAGCTTCCTTCGCTTGAGCACAACGGCATTGAAATCGTTTGCCGTATTCACCACGGCTTTTCGACGCCTGAGCGTGGTCCACAGCCTCAAGCTCGCTATCTATATGGTGCCGTGAGCCCCGAGGGCGAACGGCATTGGCGAAGAAATTTGAACGATATCCAGGCTTTGATTGATGCAGGCTTTAAACTGGGCGCTCCTGGCACTGCAAAAGGTGACGCACGACAGCCCCTTGTCTGATTCCGAACGGGATGAAATGAATGCCCTAAGGAGGGCTATTACAGATGCCCCTCCTTCTGTCGCCTTCCACAAAATGGAAAGATTTTCAGAATTATTTGTAAGAACTCTTCCTTATGAAGGCGATACAATTGCGAAGATTTTAACGGACGAAGATGGCGCAGCCTGAAATTGTCTTTAAGGACAAAGAAGAATGCACTAGTTATGCATTGAAAGTGCTCCTTGATGCAGGATTAACTCCAGAAGAGATTGAGCGCGTTAGGGCTAAAAATAAACCCGGCCAGACAATGAGTAAAGACATTGTTGGGCAGCGCCGTTACATGGTGCAAGAATTGTTGGCTGCCAATATGAGCAATCGGCAGATTGCTGATGCATTGCAGCTCAGCAAAGAAACTGTTAACACTGACAGGAATCACGCTCGTCAGCTTTATACAGAGAAACTTCTACAAAGCGCAGATGTACATAGAGCACGTCTGCTTAAGGAGCAAATAGACCTGAAGGAGCAAGCCCTGCAGGCATTTGAAAGCAGCAAGAAAAAGAAGGTGACCACCATCCAAGATGGCAACGATGGACGCGGCGGCACCTTGATCAAACTAGAAGAAAGTGCAGGTGATGCATCGTTCCTAAATGTGGCCAAGAACGCCCTGGTAGAGCAGGCTCGCCTCCTGGGCCTTCACGAACTGAAGCGCGAAGAACAGCAAGACAAGACGTATCAACAATTCCTTAAGGATTTAACTGTCACCATCGATAAGGAGAAGCAACTCAGCGCGGCTACTGAGCTGCGTGATAATGCCTTATCAGTAGAAGCAAATGACGTGAGCGACGCCACGACAGTGCTGCCTTCTATAGAAAGTCTTTAGCCTCAGCGGTTGACGCGCTTTGTCGTCCTCGGCAGGATACAAGCGTTGCTTTCACCCTTTTGTCGTTCTCCTTTAACAGCGTCGATGACTTCCTGCGCAAAGCACGGGAAGCCAAAAGCGAAAAAAGCGAAGAAATGCGCGAATGGGTGCAAGACTTCGTTAATGATCCGTCCATGGTTGGCGTGCCAGTTGAGATGGCCAATACTATTGGGCAGCTCATGGAAAAATATGGCGATGAAGCCCTGCGTCAGATTGTGCTCTTCTCTCTCGGTAAGTGGTACGGCGTACATGTTGGCGTGGTGCAAGAAATGGTTGCCACTGAAGACTTCGGCTCTTCCATCGCTGCGGCCATGGACGCAGCTCGCATCAACACTGCCATTCAAACACTGGAAAATGTAGGAAGTTTCGGTGGAGACGACGATTGGCGAGCGATGCTTCGTGAGAGCATCGTTTCGGAAGTGGATGAGCATCGAGCTAGGAATGACCACGATGATTGAAATGCCTAATACCATGCGCACCTTCCTAATTACAACAAGCGAGGGAGAACGCATCGCCATGTCTGCCATTGATGCCACTCAAGTGAAAAGGCTATTTTCCCAGACATTTCCTCGTAAGTGCATTTTGACGGTGCATCAGTATCCAGATGATGCGTTGAAAGTGTCTAGCTCTTTTTAATGACTTTCTTTCCACCGTTTCGTTTTACCGTTTCTCATGCAGGAGGCATTCTTCAAATTGGCTCGGCAACCATCGAATGGGCAAACACAGTGCCGCCAGGCACCCAGCTCATGGGACCGCCCTTCTGGGGGTGGACGACAATCATTCTTCCAGCTCACCATTGGTTCTTTGGATACTGAAGAAACCGTGAACAGACGCAAAGCATATATATATGTACCCCCTGCGCTGGCAGAGGAAGTGTTGGCCAAGGGGCAGGAAAGCCCACCACCGCATCCCGTGTGGGTGAAAGCTATAAAAGTCAATCGTTATTTCGTCATAACTGTTGATAGTTTGGAAGACATCACTGAAATTGCAGATTTTGCTCGCGTGGAGTTAGAAGAACCCGAGCAGCCCCTCACTAAACTGCGTCGTCAAGCATGCCAGGCCCTGTTGGACCGTGCTCATCGCTACGCTGTGCTAGAGCCGCTGGGCGAATGCCACTGCATTGCTGTCGCCTGGCGTGATCAGCCTTTGCGATGTAGCAAGGCATCATCTCGCGTGGTGAAGGAGCTGCGCGAAACAAAAATTCGCCATGGTTTGACACCCTGGTTCTGAGCTGGTATCGTGCCTGCACGAGGCGCGAGCTTCACTTTCCCTCCATTGTCATGGAACATTCGATTAAGAGCATGTCCAGCGTCAGCACTGAACACGGCCTGGCCGTGTTCATTCGTAGTCAATGGACGGACAGCCTGCCTGTCATGTTGTCCAACGAGCCTGTTGTCGAGACTCGTCTCAAAGTGAGCGACATTCTGGAATATGTGCAGGCTATTGAGCAGGCTCTTGATTGCATGCGCGAACATCAGCGTGAAATTAAGCCGTCGCCCACCGTTGCTGCCGCTTTTGATACTCTTGATTGCCTGCGATGGAAGTTAGAACGCATGGCGGACAATGCTGGCAAAATGCATGCTTCTGTTTTAGAGCATATGTCTCAACATAAGCCTGAGATTATGCAGGATTACCTTTCGGCATTTACCAAGGCAATAGGCCAAGGAGAAGTGTGATAATGAAGAAAATGTTACAACGTGAAGTCATGCAATGGATAATGAGGCCATCAGAATTCCTTGATGAGATGGCCTATCGAGCAAGGCGTTTAGAAAAGCGCCTTGCAAAGCTTAAACAAAGAGAAGAAGAGAAGATTCT